AATCTTCCAGTGCACAAACCCCATACCACTGAGTCATCATTATTGACAACAGACACTTGGTACAGATGCTTCTGGATTTTAAGCTCCTGGCTTGAGACACTAACTTTGTGCTGCGAAAAATAGCTTAACACGTTCTTTAGATCTTGACCTACGAACGCCCCTTTAATTTTAGTCTCTTTTGATCTTCCGACTAAAAGTGCTACAACTAGCACTGCACAGTACACCAAGATAAGGCTCGCAAGCTGAGGCTCTTTTTTCATTAATGTCCAAGTTGAGGTAGCTAACGCGGTAATTTGATCCCAAACTACCTTTGCTATCTCTTGTAAGTGCGCTATTATCGTCTCATACCAAATTGGTTTTAAATACTTATCCCAACTTGAATCCACAAAAAGCTTCTTAGTCGGCATACCATCCTCATCCTCTGTGGGATCTTCAACTAGAATAGCTGAAACATCATGCATGGAATATGAAAAATCGTCAGGCAGGCCTACTTTATCAATAATAAAACCTCGACCTTCCCTAACGCCAATCGCACTCATAGTCGCTCCTTCTCCAGCAAACTCTTTGTCAAACTGTGACAATAGCTCCTTTTCTTCTTCAGAGGTTGAGGCTGAGACATAATTTGCTTTCTTGAACGCTCTCACTTGTAGGACTATTGCCTTCATCCATGACACCATTCTTAATAAGGAGCTCGTTGTTGCCTCTACTGTTAGGGTGAAAGGAATACTAGGATTCCACTTCATCCCTTGCAGTGATGCCTCTTCAAACGACTTAGTCTTCTGGTTGTAAACCTTGAAACTTATGGAGCCATACAAAAGGCCTCCCTCCCGTTTTATCTGAGAGAAATCAAACACTAATCCTCTTCTGAACAAAGCTTCAGGGTTCGTAATGCAGTCATTCTCAGTGAATCCTTGTAAATTCATGAAGTTGTTTGTAGTCAACATCACGATTTCACTAGAAAAATACTTTGTATCTTTCAATGTTACGCAAGCACACTCCAAAGGCATGCGTACTGAAGATATCATATTTATGAAGGTCCGCCATTGAGACCTGCCTTGCTGTCCTACATCATCAAGATAAAACACTTCCTGATTATCATAAGTATCATAGAAGTCTTTTCCATCTTGGGTAGCCTTTATCAAGTGTGAATACACCGACAAATTCAAGCTTGCTAATAGCTTTGTCATTATTACTGATTTGAGAGTGCCTGGAGGACCATCAAACACAAACATTGCCGGTTCCACTCGAGAGGTGTTTTTGTAGCTGAGGATATTTGCAACTAACCTTTCCCACATCAGTAGCTTTCTAGCAGCTGAGTTGGAAAATCGCTTCATCTCCTGTAAATCCTGGCTATTCTTGTGTCGCTCTTCTATGTCTCCAACTCTTAACTGAAATGACATATCTCCCACTAGCTTTTTGTCTTTCTCATACATTTCGAGGTGTTTTGTCATTTCACTCAAGATATTGTAAGCCTCGCCTATCGGGACCCATTGCTTAAGCCCTAAGACCTTAGCCTTTAATTCCGCTGACATAGGGATAATGGACAGGATGAAATCCAATACTTGTGACACTAATGACGTTAGCCATTGCCACATCGGATAATCATCTCCAATTTTGATCCTTGACACTGAGTTTATTGATCGCAGTAGATTCTTAACTACTTGGGGTAAGAATTCTACTGCGCAGCCCAAAAGAATTGTGTCCATAGACTGTCCAACAAATCCTGAGTAAGAATAAGCATCGAGAATAATAGATGTTATCAAAGAAAGATCAAGCTCATCTTTCGAGATTAGCTTGATAATTCTCACTACTAATGACGAAATGCGAGCCAGTCCAGATGGAGATAGCATATCTCCTGCTATTTTAGAGAGCTTAATTAACTGTGGAATCATTTGAAAGATTTGTCTAACATCTCCCACAAAACTCTGCGCTGCCCAATTCTTAAGTGAAACTTTCACCCGGGGCATTTTTCCTTCTTTTCCATTCTTGTTTTGAAACAAGATCTTCACGACTTTCGTTTGGTTAGGAATCCAAACTGTTCCATTTATCTTCTTAAAAACAGCAACTGAAACTTGCTGTATT